AATTACAGGATATGAGGTCTATACCTTATCAAAAATTCAGGATAAATAACTAAACTGGATGGACCCTAGTTAATGGCCATAATTAGACAAAATAGAACCTGGAACGGTATTCAAACCAAACAAGAGGTAAACACTGAAACTGGAGCAATAGAAGTCTTTGCAATTGATTCTGGACTTTTTGGTATAGATGAAAAAATTGCAAGAAGTGATGGTAAGGGTAATGATTGGAAAATAACTAATCCTACAATATTAAAAAATGAATATAACAAAGCAAATAAGACAAGACTTACTGAATTAGAAGTTAACAGAAAATTCTATATAAAAGATTATAAAATTCTTAATGATGATAGGGCTGCAGTATTAAATAATGCCGAAAATTTTGACAGTCCTGTAGACTATGCAACCGCAAATCAAAGATTTTTTGACCAAAAAACACCAGGTATTACTAATCCAAACAATGGACAAAAAGTCAGTCCCACTACTGGGAAAGTAACTGAACTACAAGTAGAACCATTTGTTGAATCAGGTAATCAAACAGAAACCGGNNNNGAANATGTGCNACCATCCTCTTCAACGGCTAACGGTCAGAAGATAACTGGAGGTACTACCGCTGAAGCAGCAGATGATTCAAAAGATATACCTACACCAACACCGAAACCTAAAATTGAAAGTGTAAATTTAAGGTATCCTCTTGCCAACTTAGATGTTGTCGAAGATATTACTGGTATTACCTATGATTACATTAAAATAAGTATCCAAGACTGGGTGAGCTCTATGAGTGCTGGTAATAATAATACTGCTGCAGTAAATAGATACAAAGAAACAAAAGGAAGTCTTGGAACGATTATTCTTCCAATGACCAACGGTTTAGGAACACAAAATGGTATTAGTTGGGGAGAAAGTAATGCAAATTCAATTGAGTTGGCATTGGCATCTAGTGTTGGAGCTTTACTGAAAAATGTTTCTGAAGCTGAATTTGAAGATAAATTGGGCGAAGCAAAGAAATCTCTAAGAAAGCTTTTTGAAAATGTCAAAGGATTTCTTAAGGAGGGACAAGATCAGAAAGATGGAATTGGAGCACTTCTTGCCGGATATGTCATTGGAAACACATCTTTTGCCACAAGACAAAGTGGTCTCACAATCAACCCAAATATGGAACTTCTCTTTAGTGGTCCAAAATTAAGATCATTTGGGTTCCAATTTCAATTTGCACCAAGATTCAAAGAAGAGGCAGAACAGGTTAGAAAAATTATTAGAACATTAAAAATGCACTCTTCCCCAGTTATTACTACAACTGGAAGTATCTTCCTCAAAACACCAAAAATATTTCAGTTAGAGTACATATATAATGGAGATGGTAGTGATACCGCCGACGGTAACACTCATCCATACTTAAATAAAATTAAACCTTGTGCTCTTACTAACGTTAGTGTGAATTATACACCAGACGGCAAATATATGACGTATGCTGATGGTGGTTCTATGGTTCAAACTACACTTACTCTAAATTTCAGTGAACTTGAACCAATTTACAATATTGATTATGAGGATGACAACCACCCAACAGGTTACTAAAAATGGCAACACCATACTTTAGATATGTTCCTAACTTTGAGTATGTCAATAGGCTCAGAGATAATAAGACTATATCTGCATATATTCAAACCAAAAACCTCTTTAGGAGAGGTGTTCTTCGTGAAGACATATTTACAGATTTATCATATTTTACAAAATACTCTATAGTTGGTGATGATAGACCGGATAACGTTGCATACAAATATTATGGTTCTCAATACTATGATTGGTTAGTTCTTCTTTGTAACAATGTAATTCACTTTCAAGAAGAATGGCCACTATCTCAAAAGTCATTTGAAAACTACTTAGATACAAAATACGTCACACAACAAAATCTCTTCGCAATTCATCATTATGAGACTATTGAAGTAAAAGACCAATCTGGGTTTGTTATAGTTCCAAAAGGTCTTGAAGTTGATAAAGATTTTAGTATTGCATATTACGATACCAATTTAGGAATTGAATTGATAAAGACTGGTATTACTCAAGAATTTACAAATTATGATTATGAAGTAAAAAGAGACGATGAAAAGAGAAATATTTTTCTTCTAAAAGCAGAATACGTCAATGTTATTGAAAGAGACCTCAGAGGGTCAATGATTTACAAGAAGGGAAGTAGTCAATACGTCGATAAGAGACTGGTAAGGGGAGAGAATATTAGATTGTTCCAATAAAAAAAAGTAAAGGGGCCAATTTTTCCTGGAAAAAAATAAGCCCCCTTTTTTGGATTCAATTGCCGATTTTGGTACTACATGTCGGCCAATTTTGAGAAATATGACATGGCATCATCCTCATCATCATTAGTTGAAGTCTGAGGTGTAGAATTAGACTGGATAATTTGTTGCTCCAGTTTCTTCAAAGCATCTTCCTCACTGACACGACTTTGTTCAGTAGAAGAATAACTATCATACTCGGTCTCTTCTGCTTCAACTGTCTTTGCTTTCTTGTTACCAAGAACATAATCAAGACGCTTCTTCAGTTCATCATAGGACTTGAATTTGTCAGGAGCAACCAGTTCTTGGAGTGAATACTCCTTATTCCAGATTGCTTCCAATGCATCATCGTCATCCAGAAGAGCAGATGTTGCAGCGAACTCAGACTTATCGTAGTTCCAATAACCAGCAACTTTTGCCAGTTTCAGTTTAAAGTTAGCACCTTGCCAGAAGTCAAAGGGATTGATAGGAGTCTCATCCTCATACTCAGGTTGCATTGCATCCATGATCTTGTCAAAGATCTTCTTACCAAACTTGTAAAGGAATACTCCACCCTCGTTTTGAGGATTGGCAGGATCTTTTACGACATAGATGTTTGCATAGTAAGACAGTTTACGCTTTTGCTTGCGAACAGTATCTTTATCACTCTCATTACCAGTGTTCCACAGTTCACGGTTGAGTTCACCGATAGGATCCTGTTGACCAATAGTAGTCAGAGAATTTTCAATGTACCACCCACCAGGGCCCTGGAAAGCATGGGAGAATGTTTTTACCCAAGGAAGATCTTCTCCATTGGGAGCAGGCAGGAAACGAATAACGGCATAACCATTACCGGACTTATCCATTACAGGTTTCCAGAGTCTTTCGTCTGCTCCTCCACCTGAACCCTTGTTATCCTTTTCGACTTGTTGGATAAGTTTTTGTGTTAGGTTCCCCAGAGAGGAGCTCTTTTTGAGATTTGAAAACGACATATTTGTATGTATTGAATGTATTTGGTCTGTTCCTGGATTTGGTTGGGGTAGCCAGGACACCCCGTAATTATAACCCTTTAGTTAGGGGTTGTCAAGGATGGCTTTTTTCATTTCACCAAGAACCTTGGTTATGTTTGAGAAAATGTAAGTAATATCTACATCCTGTGAGAAACCTAGTTCCTTAGCATTCTTAATGATCTCTTCTCTCATTTTTTTGGCCTCTGGATCATCAGATAATTTCAAACGAGTATAAAGAATCTGTTGTTTCTCTAAAAGAGAACTTAATTTTTCAACATGTTCAAGTTTATCTTGTTTGTTCATTGAAGGAAATTCAAAGACCTTTTTATAAACTTCATCTTGAAGTTTGGTAATATTCTCCATCTCCTTTTGAACTAATTCTGAATCAAAGAAACTACTCATTGAACCCCTATTACCTGTTTTAAAATACGTTTGTATGAGAATATATCAGTATGTATGAAAGGACTGTACTTATCAATCCTCATTGATAAGAACTCCCATACGGGGTCTTTCAGTTTCTTATCAAAGTTCTTTTTGAATCCTAGAATTCTATCCAGAATGATGAGTGTTTCTAGTGAAACTTTATTTGCAAGGTGTTCTTTTACAATAAGAGGATGTCTAGTTCCATCAATGAAAAATACATCATCAAACTTTTTCATATCAAATAAATCACTCACTTCATTCTTAAAGACATAAGACATTGATTGATTCTTTCTCTTCCAGTCAGAGTAATTCTCCTCCCCTTCTTTCATAATCTGACCAATCCAGAGAGCCTGAGGGTCATCACAGGAGACAAAGTTTGCAACGAAGTATTCTACAACCTCACTATCATCCTTCTGTCTAGATAATTTCTCAAAGAAAAATCTGTCCCGACGTTTATAAAAAGATTGTACAGATGCACGAGACTTACCACCATACTTGTGGTAATCGTAACTCTTTTTAGTAAAATGGTTCTTTAGTCCCAGGTAGGACTTGTATACATCAAAGGGTTGCACTTTTGGTATCATTGACGAAATAAATTGAATGCAAATGTAATTCTTTCTCTCCAAGACTTCTGTGGGTCCACATAGTGAAGAACATTACTTGGGAATATAATCATTGTACCATTAGTTCCCTCATATTGTGTGTCATGTTCGGGAAAGAATGTAGGATGTTTGTGATTCTTATGATAGATCACACCAGAGATATGTCCTGCATGATTGTGAGTGGGATTCTCATTACCTCTGTATGCAAAGTTTGCCCAGATATCATAACAATCAAAGTGTCCTAGGTAGCTCCTCAAAAAGTATTGTCTATTATCACCCCCAAAGATTTCTGCACATAACCTGACAGTATATGCCAACCAATATGATTCATCAATCAAACGAGGAGGAATACCACACTGATAAGAATTAAATGTCTTCTCTGAGTTGGGATCATATCCAACATTCACATGAGCTTTCATATCAGCCAGTGGATGATTCTTGACCTTCTTACACTCACGTTCCCATACACCAATCTCTTTTACAATAGGGTTAGGTAGTTTGGTCCAGAAGATAGGAGCTCCTTCTTTTAGTTGCTCAAATTGGAAGTTTGGCATGAGATGTTCTCTTCAAGAAGTTTAGTTCAATAGCCTCACATTTAATC